CACATTCGCTGGCGTCCTGAACGGTCGTTATCGCGTATATGTTGACCCATATTCAGCAAACCCTGGTGCTGCTTCTCAGTTCTACGTTGTTGGCTATAAAGGCACAAGCGCATATGACGCTGGTATCTTCTACTGCCCATACGTTCCACTGCAGCAAGTCCGTGCAATCGACCCAACGACCTTCCAGCCAAAAATCGGCTTCAAGACTCGTTACGGCATGATTGCTAACCCATATGTTACTACAACAGATGGCGGTGCTACCGACGCTGATACCTTTACAGCTGATCGTAACCAATACTATCGTTCAGTAAAAGTTACAAACCTGATGTAATAATAAGAGTTGGGCTAACCAACCACTAATTGGGGCGGTCTTCGGATCGCCCCTTTTTTGTGCTTATAAATAGTTGTATGGCATATAATCCTATCACAAATGTTGAAGAAGCTACGTTTGACGCTAACAATCCAAGCGAACTAGACTTCTTGCGACCTAATGGGTTTCGGTTTCAGATCGCAAACATCCCACAAGTATCATTCTTCTGTCAAGCGGCGAATATCCCACAGATGTCTATCGGGCAACCTGAAGTCAATACTCCTCTTGCTAATATCCCATTTCCAGGAGATAAGCTGCAGTTTGGTGAACTGATTATCAGATTCCTCATCCAAGAAGACATGGGAAATTACAAAGAGTTGTATAACTGGTTGACTGGTCTCGGATTCCCAGAGAGCCATAAACAATTTACTGATTATATCAATACTCAAGAATACAGAACAGCTCTTTCGTCTAGCAATAAGAAAGAATCGATTGCACAGGTAAGCGACGCAACGCTTTTTGTTCTCGACTCAAACAACAACCCTAGTTTGAAAATCACATTCATCGATGCTTTTCCTGTAAGTCTCGAAGGGTTGGACTTCGACATCACACAAGGTGCTGGCGATTACTTCACTGGTTTGGCTGGCTTCAGATACCGCACATTTCAGATTGAAACAGTTACATAAACTTGACTTTTTTTGACAATTACTATATTATTGATGCATGATTACTCTAAAAGAACTCCAAGATGAGTGGGCAGTCGATTGTAAAATCAACGAGTTAGAACTCGGTAAAGAAACAATCAAGACTGCTGAACTACACTCTAAATACCTCAACCATCTCTCCAACTTCAAACTACAGTTGCGTAAGTCCGAAGCTGCATTTTATAAACTTCGGCGCATCAAGCAACAATACTGGAGAGGTGAATTATCGAAACAAGAACTCGATGCGCTCGGTTGGGATCAATGGCTCGGCAACAAACCATTGAAGAATGATATGGCTGAGATGGTCGAATCAGATGACGACCTACAAGAGCAAATGAATAAGGTCGAATATATCCGAACTATCTGTGACTTTCTAGAGCGTGTTATGCGCGCCCTAAATAGTAGGACGTGGGATATCAAGAATGGTATCGAGTGGACTAAATTTACTAATGGTCTTATGTAATGGCTGATATTACTGTCACATATAAAGATGCTGTGAATCTCAGCGTTGAATGTGACACTGGCATTCTCCAAGAATTAAATGACTTCTTCACCTTCGAGGTTCCAGGAGCAAGGTTCATGCCTGCTTATAGATCTCGTATGTGGGATGGTAAAGCACGTCTGTTCAATATGTTCAATAAAGAACTGCCAGTAGGGCTTGTCAAATATCTACAAGAGTTTGCTGACCAGCTTGAATACAAGGTCGATAATCAAGTTGAATCTCTGGGTGATATTGTCTCCTCCGAATATGTAAAGAAGTTTGCTGATGGGCTGAACTTGCATTCTGGAGACAAACCCATCGAGATCCGAGACTATCAGATTCAAGCTGTTCGTAAAGGGATTCAGGGTGCTAGGTCACTACTGCTGTCACCGACTGCCTCAGGTAAGTCGCTGATAATCTACACCCTGATGCGCTATTTTCAACAGCGTAAAAAACGCCAGTTGATTATCGTTCCCACCACATCGCTCGTTGAGCAGATGTATGGAGACTTTCAAGACTATGCCAGTGCTGTGGATTGGCAAGCGAGTGAAAACTGTCATCGTATATATGGTGGTAAGGAAAAGTCAAACGAATATCCTGTGACAATCTCGACATGGCAATCTATCTACAAGTTCCCGAAGAAATGGTTCGAGAAGTTTGACGTTGTTTATGGTGACGAAGCACACTTGTTTAAAGCTAAGTCTCTTACTACAATTATGAATAAATGTCAAAACGCCCACTGGCGTTTCGGGACTACAGGGACTCTTGATGGGACGAAGACTCATCGCCTCGTTCTAGAAGGTTGTTTTGGTCCAGTGACAAAAGTCATCACCACGAAAGAACTTATGGAAGATGGTAAGGTTGCTGAACTTGACATTACCTGTTTGTTGCTAAATCATTCTGATGAAGATAAACAAGCAATGAAGAAAATGAAATATCAAGACGAGGTTGACTGGCTCGTTCGTGATCAGTGGCGTAATAACTTCATCAGCAAACTTGTCCGAGATCGCGAAGGGAACACATTGGTTCTCTTTCAATTCGTTGAGAAGCACGGTAATGTATTGTTCGAAATGATAAAAGAAAAGGCTGGACCAAATCGACCTGTCTATTTTGTATATGGTGGGACTGACACAGAGCAGCGTGAGAATATCCGCTCTCTCACAGAGAAGGCAGACAATGCTATTATTATTGCCTCCTATGGCACATTCTCTACAGGTATAAATATAAGGAATCTACATAATGTAGTATTTGCCTCGCCTTCGAAGAGCAGAATACGCAACCTCCAATCTATAGGGCGAGGCTTGCGGCTCGGGGATAATAAAGTCGCCTGTAATCTTTACGATATTGGTGACGATCTCTCTTGGAAATCTCGCAAAAATTATACCCTTGAACACCTTCTGGAGCGCATTAAATTATATAATGAAGAAGGTTTCAAGTATCAAACAATAAAGGTAAATAAATGACCGACAATACAAAGCTGATTCGTTTTACTGATGGCACATTGATTGTATGTATGGTTGAAGGTTTAGATAATTTAGAGGAACAAAAGTTTATAAACGTGTTGTATCCTATTGAAGTTTTTTCTGATGGTGTGAGTGATATGGGAAATAGTTTCTCAGAGCAGTTTATGCTGAAGGCATGGATGGGGCTATCTGATGACGTCATGTTCAAGGTGAACACTGCCGACATTACAACCATCGGTGCGCTGAAAGATGAATATATTTCGGGATATGAAAATGTGGTCGATCGGATGTTTTTCCGTGGCGACGAGGCGCAACAGGCGGCACAACAAGCCGCCGAAGAAGAGTTTGGACCAGAAGACTTACTCGAACTGCTTCAAGCGAAGCAAGATAATAAGTTGAACTAGTCTTTTCAAACAGCGACATGCTGATTATATGGTGAAAATTGGTAAATAGTCAAGCAAAAAAATTGGTTGACATATAAAAAATTATGAGATAATATGGATTTATTATGGCAAAACGTAGAGACCCAAATAGTCGGCACTATGTCGACAATAAAGAATTTCTAGCAGCGATTACTGAGTATCGCGAGCGAGTCCAAGCTGCAAAGGCAGCAGGGGAAGATAAACCTCGAGTAACTGAATACCTCGGTGAATGTATGGTGAAGATCGCCAACCACCTCGCATATAAATCAAACTTCGTGAATTACACATTCCGAGATGAGATGATTCTCGACGGCATTGAGAATTGTATTACATATATTGATAATTTCGATCCTGAGAAGTCTAAGAATCCGTTTGCATATTTCACACAGATTACATACTACGCATTTATTCGCCGTATCCAAAAGGAAAAGAAACAGATGGATACAAAGAAAAAGTTTATTGGTAGTCTAGATATGCAGGAGTTGCTCTTATCTGATGCAGATGGGAATGATGGTAATGCTGAGTATCTCGAATATATTCGCAAAGCTGTCGATGAAGCTGCTTCCTTGGAAGAGAAGCATGCTGATCAGAAAGCTAACGTAAAGAAACGCCGCCCAAAATACCTCGATGATAAAGAGGCTATGGAGATGGCGAAGGAAAAAATTCCTGCACTAAAAGGTGAACAATGAGTTACCAATTTGATTATGAAGATCCTAAGAAATATCAAGTTATGATTGATATCGAGACGCTGAGCAATCGTGCAAATGCTGCAATTCTTTCGATCGGTGCGGTCAAATTTAGTATTGAGCAAGGCGTCATTGATACATATTATCAAAACATCGATGCTTCAACAGCTAAAAAATTCAATCGACATATTGATAAAGGCACTTTGGAGTGGTGGTCTACAAAAGACAAGTCTGCATTGAAAGCACTTATGGAAGATGTCGAACAGTTTGATAAAGTCATTCCTGACTTTGTAAAGTGGTATGGTGTTTCAACGCCTACATGGGGTAACAGCGCGCAGTTTGATCTCGGTATTTTGGAGTCAGCTTGTCAACAACTGGACATTCCTGTCCCGTGGAAATATTGGCATGTGTATTGTTACAAGACTGTTACACATCTTTTTGGTGTGAACAACGCACATATTCGTCAAGTAGAAACCGCACAAGGTGGTCAATGGCATAATGCTCTTGACGATGCTATCAGTCAAACGAATACATTAGTAAAAATTTTGAGAGGAACACAATGATTAAGAACTTTAATGAAATTCGTGTAGGGTCAGGTCGACTTTGGTTGGAAACGAAAGACATGCGTGGCAAACCAGAAGCCGTTGACATTATGAAATTTTCCGAACAGCAAATGTATGAACTTTTGGTAGCAGTTTATAAATTGGGAGATAAAAATGCCCGAAGAAGAATCCAAGATGCACTGGAAGGACGCGGTCCAGATTATACGCACCTATGAATCAGATGTGATCGACGGTAAAATTACTGACCCGAAAATTAAAAAAGATCTTGACATTGCGCGAAAAATAGTGCATGATAGGTATATTCGTATCTTTAGGAGGATGAGATGAATATTTTTTACTTGGATGAAGACTTCGAGACTGCCGCACAACAGCACGTCGACAAGCACGTTGTCAAAATGATTATCGAGTATGCACAGTTGATGTCAACAGCACATCGTATGCTTGATGGTAAAGTTTATATCGATGACTCGTCGGGTCGTCGTATGAAACGCTGGCGTCATCCGAGCGATAATATGGATGCTGTCCTTTATAAGGCATCACACATCAATCATCCGTCAGCTATTTGGGCGCGTGAGACATTCTCAAACTATCTGTGGCTCTATTCATTGTGGGAAGAACTTTGCAAAGAATATACATATCGCTATGGACGTGTGCACCTGACTCAACAAAAACTGCAAGATGTATTGGCTATGCCGCCTGAGAATATCAAAGATGGTCCAGTGACCAAGATGCCACAAGCGATGCCAGATGATGTCAAGCAGGATGATTCAATCCTTGCCTATCGAGATTATTATCGCCAATACAAAAATGGTATGGCTAAATGGACGAAACGTGAAACACCAGAGTGGTATGCAGCATGAGTGATAAAGAGTTTGTAGATAAACTTAGCCAACATCTAAAAGGTCACGCCAGAATGTTTACTCCTGGAAACAACTGGGTGCTTGGACCAACCAACCGAACAGCTGAAGGTATCGCTGAGTGGGTTG